TTCCATCTCCAGATGGAGTTCCTGTAAATTCTCTCAACTCATATCCATATGTTGGATTTGTTTGACCAATTCCTGCTGTTGTAAATCCCGCAACAGATCGATCCTGCCACAGTTTTAAAACTCCCGTATTTGAGTCATAAGTAACAACTTTTCCTACAGCAGTCTGTCCAGTACCCACTGTTTGTGTAACAAAAGAATCTGCGGTGAAAGTTGCTGCACTGTAACCAACTCCAGTAAGTTTTAATGCAGTTACTGCACTTGCTTTGTCAATAGTTAAGAAAGATCCTCCTGCTGGAGAATTTGGATTTTCTATAATACCAATTCTTGAAAATTGGTTGCCCGTTATAAAGTCTGGATTTTCATTATCATTCTCAATTCTAGAATATAACAATACACTATATGCACCAAGTTCTCTATAAATGTCTGCACCATGACCACCTTGAGGAGTTATGATAACATCAAAATTTGGTCTTGTTGTTCCAACTGGAACTCCACCAGCTTCAAAATCAACTGTTCCAAAAGTATACCCAGAACCCTGAGAAGATATATTAATAGTATCAACTTTTGAATCACCATCAATAGTAATAGTGCATTCTGCACCAGATCCATCCCCTTGAATAGGAACTCTAGTATATGTGCTGTTTGCTGTTCCTAATCCAACTCCACGATTTTTTATTGTTGCAATTTTGATAGATCCATCTACAGCATTTTCTCTAACTAAAGAAGTATCGTTACTAGTGCTCCAATTGTTAGGAACAGGTAAAAATTGTGTGGAGTCAAATTTAACAATGTCTGCTGGTTTAATAGTGTATAGATATTTCCAAATATATCCGTCACCACTGGTTCCAGCTGATTTTGGTTCTAAATCAACAAATGTTGGCTCATCTAAAGAGGGTCTACCAAGTGTATTTTCTGGATTAGTTCCATTTTGGAGACAAATATAAACTCTATAATCACTATTTAAAACATAAAAATTTGAGTTATATAAATTAGTTGATCCAGAAACAGATGCAATATTAATTCTACTATAGTCATGTCGATACATGTCATAAGTAGTTCCTGAAGACCAAGTTCTTTTAGGAACAACCTGCCTAACATCGGTAGAATTGATTCTCTTAAGAGCAATCATTGAATCCCAATAATCATTCTCCTGATCAAAATTATCTTTTGGTGCAGGTGGAGAATCATTCCAGGTGGAAGAATAATCAGTTGGATTTGGAAGACCAACAAAAGAATAATAGGAATTACTTTGATTTGCAATTCCTGCAACAAAATTCTTTGCGTTTAATATTCTAACTTGATCAGTTATAATGGCAGCCATTTTGACAGACTTTTTTATTATTTATTACAGATAATCATGTGAATTTTTTAAACCTTATATACTTGGTTCTATAAAGTTTAGAAGAGGTTGATATTCCTGTTAATTCATTTGTTCCAATTCCAGATAAAGTATTTGCTGGATAAGAAAGTTGTTTAGTTCTTCCAGTTAAGATGACTTTACCCCAGGAATAATCACCAAAGAATACCGCAGTTGATAATCCAGAAATTCCACTAGGATAGATGTTAGTATTCACACTCACTTTTACAACCGTTGTATTAATTCCAGAAATATTTTGAGTTATTAATTCCGAAGAATTGACAACATATACATTATCAATAAATTCAGATCCAATTCCAACAATTGTAGAATTGTCAGTTCCAAGGGATGTTACGCTTGTAGTTGCTGACCCTAAATTAGAATTTCTTACGATAAAGTAATCTCCAGTAGATATTCCACTTAAAGTTACTGCAGTTCCAACCAAATCAGTATTTCTCATTTCTGAAGTGAATGGAACATGGAGGTGGAACATCATTCCTGTTGAACCAACACCAACAGATGTTGTTCCAAGACCAACAATTATTCCAGAATCTCCAAAATATTGAGAATTTAATACATCATTTGTTTCAGTTTGTTTTGCAGGAGGACCAATAAGAACTAACGGTGGATTGGTTTGAGTATATCCAGCACCAGGATTAATAATAGTAACTCCAGTGACAACTCCATTAGTGATTGTTGATGTTGCTGTTGCTGTGGTAGACCCTATACCAATACTAACGTCTGGTGCCGTCGAATAACCAACTCCACCGTTGTTTATAGCAATTGAAGCAATCGTACCCGCAGTGGATACAATAGCAGTTGCAGAAGCACCTACAGTAGTCTCAGAGGACATTAATGTAATCTGCCTTCTATATGTTTCTCTGGCATTAGAATCAGCATTTTCATTATTGAGATCAAATAGAGGTCTTAGTCTATCAACATATATTATGGTTGATCCAATACCAACACTATTAATAATATTTGCTGTTGGATTAATAACTGGTTCATAGATTTCTCTATCTTTACCAACTTCTTGTCCATTGATAATTTTATCTTCAGTTTGTCTACACCAAGTAATAGGTCTTTCTAAAGTAGTATCTCTAGTTGTTCCTGGTCCAAAATATGGAAGAGTTTTAGATGAATTAACACTTGTAATTGTGCTTATTGTTCTAGGATTCTCTTGTAAATATGATTGTTGATTTTTATCTGGATCATAATTTAACTCAACGGAATCTCCATACTTTATTGTTTCAATAACTTCTCTATCAATGATATCCAGGTTATCTCCACTTCCTTTGTAAAAATTAATTTTAAGTGTGTCACCAATCTTTAAAGGTTCCGTAAATGTTATTTGAGTTCCACCATTAAAAATATAAGATGATCCTGGAATTTGAAGTATTCCATTAACAAAAACTAGAAGTAATTGATCAAGTTCAATCTTAGAACCTTTAGACTTGAGAATAGATATTGGAACTCCGGATCTTAATAATGGAAAGTCGATCCTAGTTCCATCAATATAATCGGATATATCATCAAGAGTTTCTATAACACCCAAAGACCAACCAGTAAATTCATCATTAATAACTTTTTGAATAGTTAATTCAAATTGATTTGATGATACAAAAGAAGAAGATGTTGGAATTCCTATAGATCCTCCAAAAGGTATCGTCAATATATTGCCATTACCATATCCATACCCAGTGTTTCTTATTTCAAAATCAATTACGCTAGATCCTTGCCCAACAACAATGTCAATAGTTGCAGCACTTCCTATTCCAGATGAACCGGAGGTGTAAGTCAAAGCTATTCCTGAATATGAAAGTGGGTCATCAAATACTACAAATGGAGGATTTGAAGATGTATATCCAATTCCTGGATTAGTAATTGCTATACTAACTATGTTTCCATTATTGATAGATGCAATTCCAACTCTAACCAGGTTTGATCCAGAAAGACTAGAGGTGCCAACACTAACATTGACAGTTTGAATACCAGATCTATAACCCGATCCACTATTTCCAATACTAATAGAAGAAATAGTTCCAAGTCCAGAAACAACTGCTGTTCCTCCAGCAGCAACTAAAGGTTGATAACCAAGACCTGCTGATGATCCAACAGAAATAATCATTCCACCTTTAGGGAAACTACTAATACCAACATCAGAAGTTATATTTCTTTCAGATCCTACAAAAGATATTGAGGATATACCAGAATTTTCTGCTAAAGTGTAATTATTTAAATTTCCAGGAATTTGGAATATATCATTAATTAATATGATTGCTCCTTCATTATAAATTCCAGTAATATCAGAACCTTTAGATTTTAAAGTAAATTCGTTTCTTAAACCATTAAATTTATTTGATACATCATCAAATATATAATTTTTATAATAAGGATCATTAGTAGTGTTGTCTGCGGCACTTCTTTGGAAAGTTCTTCCTTGGAAAGTTGAACTTGTAGTTATTCCAATGAAATCCCTTTCATCTGGTTGATTTGTGGAAGTTCCGATTGGAGTATTTCCAAATGGTGCTTCACTAAAATTGAGTGAATTGCGTACAATATTATAATTTCCAACAATTTTTGTTACTAAATCTCCAGTCGCAAGTCCAGAAAGAATGTTTGTTCCCATCCACCCTCTACGGACTTTAATTGAATTAGTAGTGCCAATACCTACTCCTTCAACTTTCATAATTTCATTACCAATTTGAATTAAGTCTCCACCAAAGAATGAAGTTATTCCGGTAAATTTTACATTTTCGTCAGTTGTAACTACTTGATCTGCTAAAGTTGTTGTAACAGCAGTAGAAACAATTGGAGATTGTATTAAATTATCAATAGCAACCAATACTTTTGGATTTTGATTTGTAGCTGTAAATCTGTGCGAAGAACCAGCACCAACAGATGTAAAATTAAGAACCTCTGGAATTGATTTTAATGCATCTTCCGCACTTCTAGCTAAATTGATATCATTATCACTAACTTTGACCACAAATAATCCAGTTTGTGGTAACAATGATGTTGTAACCCCAGTGGAAGGGAAAGTTGTTGAAGTAATACCAATAGACTGAGTAATTCCAATACCAGGGCAAGTATATTCAATTTTTTCACCTGTCACATAAAAGTGATTAGGAATTGTAATAGTGTTACTAGTCAAGTTAACTATGCTGGAATCACTTCCATTAAAAGATCTTTCGAAGATTCTATCGTTCTTATGCTTTAAGTCAAAAGATCTCTTGATATCCCTATCGGTGCCAGTATAAGAACCATATCCAGTTTCTATAGTTCCATTACTCAAACTCAGAATATGTTTTGAATCATCTTCAATTGTAACAGCATTCATATAAACATGAACTGTGGCA